GGGCGATTCACTCCGCTCGGTGTGTGATACCAACCGCCTCTGCGATTCCATACGGAATATCCCATGATTGCAGAAATCCCGTCAATGTCGTCCCTTGTGTAGACCTTGCCCTGCCCAGCCAAGTCCAACATGACCTTGCAGAACTCACGGCTTGACCGCTTGTCCTTGTTGCTGAAACCCGTGGCCCAAGAGTATTTGTAACGGACTTCCAAGACTGGCTCGGTTGCCTTCTTGCTCTCTGCGAGGTTTTCCTTGGCGATGTTGTCCACCGCCCGTGCAACAGGATAGCGGTCCTTGGTAATCAAGTAGGCGACCCGCTTGGCAACCTTCGCCTTGCTGACTCCGAACTCCTTTGCCATTTCTTCAACCGATGCGTCCCGGTTCTTCTTGCGATACGCCTCAATCTTCTTGTCCAGTTCGACTTCTTCTTCGCCCAGTTCGGCAAAGGCCAACCGTATGTTTTCGTCTATGTTCGTGTCGAACCGCATCGGCTTTGAGTGCATGACGTGGTAATCGTCTGCGTGGCTTCCAAACTTGCTTGCAACGACCTCCAAGACCTTGAACTCCTCATCGCCCCATCCGTAGTCCTCGTCGTCTTCTTCGCCCCAAGTCGGTTCGCTGAACTCTTGGGACTGCACTCCGAGCATCGTGTCAATCTCTTGAGATGACAGACCGAAGCCTGCTGACAACATGGTCCGAGCCATCTCCAGCGTGATTTTGTCCTGCATATACTGACGCACAATACGCATCAGGTTTTGGTACTCACGGCCCGACAACTTCTTGATGTTGTCATTGCTCTGCAATGCTTCCACGGCTTGCGGTTGCTCGTCGGGTTGGGGATTAGGTCCCACCACGTCGGCAGGCTTTTCCAAAGGTTGCAGACCCGCTTTCTCACGCAGTTCGTCTTGGGTCATTATCTGCAACAGGGCTTGTTCGCTTAGTCGCTCGGTGATGGGTTCCACCGGGATAAGTTCCATCCCTTCGACTCCGTTGAACGAGCCGAGGTAGTTAATCATCCGTTCCACTTTGCGCACCCGGTCGTTGACGTAGGTGGCCTTGAATAGTTCGTAAGCCTCGACTAATTCAGTCCTTCCTCCGAGTTGGCCCTCGGTTTTGACACCGAATAACGCTGGATTCGTTACACGATGTGCGATGAATATCTCTTGCTGGATGGCCTTGTTCAGGATTTCGAACTGCTTATCCATGTCGCTCGGAGTGAGCGGTTCCAAAGTCGGGGCCTTGGCTGCATCGTCGTTGAAGGTTACAACGAAGCGACCAGCGTTGTCGGTTCCCGAAAACTTGCGTTTGATTTGCCTCTCGATGTCGCCTTGCTCTTCGGGTGTCGGGATGCCGTTGTTGAAGTTTATCAAGTAACCGCCCCAAAAGTTGTTGCGGAGGTTGTTGTTGTGGAAGTTCGCCACTTGCACGTCTGCCTCAATCCAAGCATTCCCCCCGATGTATTCCGGCAAAGGATAGTGCTTCACGCCTGCAGCATAGACCCGATAGTAGAACAACTGCTTTCCGAGGCGGTTCTCCGGGTCGAATGCAGGAATCTTCTCGATGTCCCCGACTTTCGGGAACAACTGCATCATATCGTCGTTGTACCAGTCCGCCACCTGAAACATCTTCTCCTCTTTGTCAACCCGGATTTTCTCAAACGGGACGTGCTCCATTTTGGCGATGGTCCCCAACTTGGACCAAGTAACCGCAACCGCAAAGCCGTTGAAAATCTCTAAGTCCAAGACCAGTTTCTCCGTGATGTCGTTCAAGTCCTCCGTGCTGGACATTCCGTCAAAAAACTTGATGAACAGGGCCTGCTGCTCCACGGTCAAGTCATCCCCTGCCTGCCATCCTCCGCCCATAATGTAGTTCACCTTGCCGTTGACAATAGCGTTGTGCTTGGAGGACCTGCGATAGTTGTCAAGTAGATAGTAGGGGTATTCGTTCGCAAAGCCGTAGGTGATGTACTTGCCGGACCTGTTCTCCAGCATGACTGGGACCTTGTGTTCTATCCCCAACCATTGGGTGAAGTGTTGAGTAGATTTATTACTCATAGCGTGTGGATGGTAAATGAAAGGGCTGAAATCGTGATACTTCCACCGCTATCGATTGCGTTGATGTAGATGGTGAACTCATCGTTGACCGCACCCGTAACGTAGGCCTCCGTGTAAATCGCATGGCCGTTCGTGTGAGCCGTTGTGATGTCGGTCATTGACTGGTCAATCGTTGTGCCGTTCTTGGCGATGTAAACCTTGATTTGGTGATTGTTGCCTTGTGCCAAGACCATGGACGCAGCGATGCGAAGGGTTGCACCCGTTGTGCCTGTGTAGGTCAGCGAGTTGGTAGTTCGTGAGAAATTATAGGTTGACAAAACACCTGAACTCATCGCACTTGTCAACTTAACCCTTTGCCCCTGCGTTGGGGTGAAAGCCGTGTTGGTATCGAGGTAAAGGTTCGCAAAGCCCCGCTCCCGGTCAAGCGTTGCGGTGTCTGCAAGGTCGTCGAACAAGCCGCCCACACGGGATGCGGTGTTCGCCCCGGCAGCGGTTTCGTTGGTTATCGTTAATGCACTCGCTTGGAGTTCACTTCGTGTTTGTACGCTCATTATGCGAAGGATTGGTCAAAGGTTGAATCGAATACCCTCACGCTGGATGCGAGGAAGGTGTTGTAAGTAATTGAATTGGCGTAGGTATTGAAGCCTATCGTTGCGGTTTGTACAAATGCCAAGCCCGTTTCAACGACCGCCAAAGCAGCGGCAACCGTGCTATTGGTATCGTAAACCTCATACTTATACGAGCCTGTTTCAAGCGACCCCACGGCAATCGAAAATTGGTCATAGCGGTTGGTATAGTTGGAAAGGTTGGCAGATTTCAGCAGGGTGTAATCGGTCGTGGTGTTCTTGGCGATGCTGGTCAAACGCAAGATGTAGCGGCCCCCCGTGCTGGAACGCTCGGTCCAAGTAACCGTCAGGGTGTTGGTCGTGTTGGGGTTCAGGTAAAGCATCTGCTTGTAAATGTGCGATGCCCCCGAATTTCACAATTTGCGCCCAATCTGCCTGTATAGTTCGGCCCGCTTCTTGGCGGTTTCAGCCACGTTGAACTGCTTCTTGATGTCCCTCGTAAGGTTGTCAGCCAAGCCCTTGCGAAGGTCGGGGTCAAGAATCAACTGCTTGATGTACTTGTACCAGTCCTTGGGCTTGTTGTAAGGGACAAGAAAACCGTTCTCTCCGTGCCGGATGACATCGGTGTAGGGGATGGTTTCGGATGCGATGATGGCCTTATTCATCCACCCTGCCTCAACGACCTTCAACTCGGATTTGAGTTTGTTGAACTTGGTGTCCCGGAGCGGTGCAAGGGTTACGTTCACGAAGTTGTAGCCCCCCACATACGAGTAGATGTCAGCAGCCTGAATGCGTCCGTAGTTCGGGTTGTTCCCTTGGTCGCTGATGATTTTCTCGTAGCCCTCGTAAACGGGGTTGTTGTCGTTCCACCCTCCGAGATAGAGGCGGTACTTGCCATCCAAGTTTGCGTCCCAGCGTAGTTTCTGCATCCCCTCACGGAGCAGTTCCATATCCTCTCCGTGCTGCGCACCACCGAACCAACCGAACTTGACGAGGTGCTTGTCGGGTTCTTCTTCGGGGTTGGGGATGAACTGCTGATAGGCTTCGTAGGGTTCGTTCTGCAGAACGCTCACATTCGCATTTAGGGGCCGTATGCGGGCAGCAAGATGCTCGGTGGTACAGGTAACCCAATCGGCTAATTTGATGTGCTTGCGGATGACCTCTGCGAGTTTGGTTTGGTGATAGTGGCGGTACATGATGTGGCCGCTTTCAAGGACCCAGTAATCGTCCAAGTCAAGGATGACTTTCGCCCCGAATTGGGTCAGGGCTTTGTAAACATTCTCCACCTGCTCCATAGTGCCTTGACACCACAAACGGCTGAACAGGAACAGGTCAATCGACTTCAAGCCCTCGTCGCTGATGGTGGTGATGTTCTCAACGCAGACGTAATCAAACTCCGGGTAGTTGTCGCCCAAGTATGCGTTCGGCATTTCAAGGCGGTAATAACTGCACCCGGTTGGATGGGCGTTGTAGACAATGCAAATCTTCATGGGGTAAAAATAAGAAGGGCAGCCATTGCTGACTGCCCCTCTCAAACCTCAGATGATGAAAACCTAAGCCAAAGATACTACGAGCCGAGTATCTGTGCAGTCGATGGTGAAAAGACTGTGGATGCAATCGAGAACATCGGGTCAGGCTCCATCCCGGTCAAGGTCAATTCGTAGCCACTTCTATCTCCGAAGGCAGTACCAGTTCCAGCGGTTCCAGCGGTTGCTTCCAAGCCGTTGGCAGAACCCAGCAACCAATAGCGGTTGTTGTTGTCTTGGACGATGACGATGACACGGTTGCGGACCAGCAAGCGGAGTTCGTTGCGGACTGCGACTTGCAGTTTGTTGATGGTGAACGTTACTTCGGGGGTGTAGTAGATTGAGCCGTTCTCAATGCTCGCATTCAAGGTTTCAGTCAAAGATGACGTAGCCTTGGTCAAGTCATACTCGAAGAACCCACCCGAAGCGTACCCCGTGAAGCCTGTAACCGCACCTGAAAGGTTGGCGTTGCAGGA